GAACTCATATGTTATACCAAAGATGTGCGCATTATGATTCAGATGTTATATCCTATCGGTGGCGTGCGGCCGAACGCACATCGGTGGTGTGCGGCCGAACGCACCCCGGTATTATTTAGATGAACTTTCAGATGTTATACCAAAGATGCGCGCATTATGATTCAGATGTTATATCCCATCGGTGGTGTGCGGCCGAACGCACATCGGTGGTGTGCGGCCGAACGCACTAGTTGTCAAAATGTGGGTTGTCATTGATTGTCATCCCGCAGTATTCTTTCGGCTTTAGTTTATAATCTTCTGGAGTATACACTTTGATTTTTTGTGCTTCGTCAATTAAAAACCGGAAATTATTCCAGAACTCGTCTTTATGCCCCACGCTCTCTGTCATAATATGACTCAACTCGTGAAGTGCTACGAACGTCAGTGTATTTTCATCGATCAGCTGGTTCCCTTTCTTCGTCGTATTCACGCAAAATGCGAGTTTCTCTCCTTTATTCTCACTGTATGCAGTGTATTCGCTTGTCGGCAGCGTCTCGCTTATTTTCTCTGGTCGGAAGTTTTTCACTAAACGTTTTACATTCTCTCGGTCGGGGTAAGTATCGCCCATATGTTTCACGACTTTTTTCATTTTCTGGGTAATTGTGGCGAGGAGGTCGGCGGCGAGTTCTAGTTTAGCGCGTTCACGGACGCAATACTTGTTGCCATCCACTTTAGAAACAATACATTTTAACTGAAAAGCGTCGGATTCTTGGTAGATTTTCAAGCAAACGATAATAATAAAAATAATGATGATATATCCGAAAACACTGGTTTTGAACATTTTTATTTTGTTAATGTTTTATATAAGGAGAGAAAACTATTATGGATAACAATAACAATAACAATAACAACCTATTTGTATTGGTCAGATTTGGAGATGACGTTAATGATTATGTTTATTGTATTGCGTCACGAGACGATGTAAATAGAATTCTAAATCTTAATGAACGAGCAGTAATGCAAGACTATAATGGTCTTATTACTATAAGCGGCAAATTGCCCGAAGATAATAACGATCCACATTTCGTTGTCGTCAGTTCTAATGCACCCGGTGGTGATGATGGAAGTAAAATCAAAATTATGGTTTTACCTCAAAGTAGTAATGGAGTTCAGTCAGAAGTATCTGAAGATGAATTAAAACTTAGAACACTATTGAAATTAGATGATGAATTATCTGTAAAACAAGAAGACATCAAATCAAATATTGACCAACTAATAAAATTACGTAACGATTTGCGAAAAGGAGGAGGCCGTCGTCGTTCATCTACCACCCGCAAGTCATCATCATCACGCCGTCGTCGCGCGTCATCCCGTTCCACCAAAAAACGCAGCACGCTGCGTAAGCAGAAGCGTCGTCAACGCCGCGCTCATTGAAACAATATGATAAGAAACTTACATTTTATGTTTCATATCATACATTTCTTTTTCCTGACTTTTTGGATTTCTTATGTTGATGCTGATATTTATTTCTAATCGTTCGGCGTTTTCGCCAATATTTTAATTTTCGTTTTGTGCCACCATCACCTATATGTTTCGGCTTCTTAGTACTACTAGGCACATCAAAATCTTGATTTTCAAATTCTTGAGATTCTTTAATTTGCATTTCGGGTAAGTTTGTATCAGGGTCTGGTGGGTATAATTCGCCCACATTTGACCGACACGTTACATCAATTGTATACATAGATAATGGCGCAAATCCTAACTCCTTTCCAACTTCGTTGAAAGGTGTGAATATGTCTATAATATCGTGTGAACTCGTTGTGCGTGTTTTCCATAAATTATCTAATGCTGTTCTAGCACGAATTCGCTGCATTCTATCGCGGTTTATTCCGTCAAGGCCGCCATACTGTTTTTTTAATGCATCAATTGCTTCTGCCCAAAATGCTGCACCAAGCGGTTTTCCATCTCTTCGTGATGCCATATTTATACGATTCATTACTTCTGGTGGCACATACAAATGTTTACCATCTTGAATGGTTTTATTCTCTTCACGTGATTTTAATTCACTATCACTAATAGATGTTAATGCTAATGGTTCAAGTATTGTAATATTCGTAGAAACTAACCATACACCATATATCATTTTATCTGATAACTTTGTGTCGTTGGCGGCAGTTCGCATTGGCCGTTTTGAAGTTCTTCTTGAATATTCTGTCGTATATCCGTATAATTGATATTCGTGATATCGTGTAGGGTGCGTCATTACTTGAAAACCTCCATTTTCTTCAAGATGTTTATATGTTAAATTCGTATGAAAATACAAGTTTTTAACTTTTTGTATTGCCGTATTGTGACTATCAAATACAGGCGTACTTTTTAGTTTACCATCATAATATACGCTTCTTAATACACTTGGTATACAAAAATCTATACCTTTTCCAGAAAAATTGGAAAATTCTTCGTGTGTTTTTTGAGGTTGAACTATATCCATAAGACCACATTGATTTTCATTACCAGCAATAGAATATGCGTGAATATCAATATCGGTGCTTTTATCTTCATTTGGACGTGAAGGTTTTTTAACGTCGTTCATTGCCCCGTGAGCATTAACGAACCAAACAACATATGGGTCATTTCCGTCACTCGTAAATGGTGCATACATATCCTTATTTACCACATCATTACCCGGACTCTTTTTTTTTGTTTGTTGGTTTTTATGAATTTTACTCAAATATTTTGACACACGAGAGAACATGTGATATATACCTATACAGTTATTTAATTTATTCATTATGTATATCAATCATCAAACGCATCAAACGCATCAAACGCATCAAACGCATCAAAAATTATATGGTTATGTTGTAATTATTACTCAAGTATAATCAAACAGTTTATAAATGTATAATATTGTTTATACGTTTATAATGTTGTATACGTCTATAATGACCGGACCACTTTACTGAACAGGAGCGCTTCCTAATTCAAGAGGGGTGCGCATAAGGTCAGGTGCAAAGGTGCTCTGGTTCCACGGTCCAACATTTAACTGTGGGTTGGGCGGCTCGGACCGCAACTGAAGGTTGGCATTCTTCATCGTGTTGCCAATTGTGTCAATACCCGTCAAGAAAGTAGCTGAAAGGAGATTCTGTCCAAGCAGGTCTCCACTTCCAGAGGGATTCAAACTACCCCACTGGTTATTGCTGTCGCGGGGAAGAAGGTCAGACGGGTTCGCCACGGGAAGATTTGCAGCTCCCGCAGGTGGCATACCAGCACCTTGTCCAGTCATTGCATCCACTGCATTGTTACCATTTGCACCGGGAAGCATCGTATTTTGACGACCACCTGATTCTACCTTAAGAGGTTCGTAAGGGGCGACAAACTTTTGGTCAGAATAGTTATAAATGGCATACACAAGGACAATTGCACCTAAAATCACAAGAATGTGATTGGCGCGAAGTGTTTTCTCTAAATCAGACAAAAAACTCATTCTTATAATTTAATTGTATATAAAATAAATGGTAAAATAAAGTAATCTGTTAGAAAGAGTTATCACTCATCGTCGGCGGCGATGTCATCGGCATCCTCGGCCTCGGATGAATCGGAATCATCCAACAAATACGCAGCTTTAATTTCTTTTGCCTCTAAATATGCGCGTATGGCTGCTTTTTTAGCCTCTTGTGCTTTTTGTTTTGCAACTTTATACATTTCATAAAGAACGTCTTTGTGTTTCTTCAATTTAATGGTATTCGCATTCGTAAATGTTGTTATTGTGGAATGAGGCGCGGTCGTTGTTCTTGTCTGTTCGGAATCCAATTGAAAATTCGGCTCTTGTGTATCAATTCTATCTGGAATATTGTTAAAATCAATATCTACTTCAGTGAATTCAAAATGTTTTAATGATTTACAATCGCTATTCATTCCTAAATGTTCGGGTTCGGGGTCGGGGTCGGGTTCGGGGTCGGGTATTACATTATTCGTAGTTGAATCTGGTATAACAGGTGGGACTAGTGTTTCCTCCGGCTCTTTTTCAATATGTTTTTTTGAAGGTTCTGCAATCACACATACTTCAAAAAAAGGAATATCGGGAATAACTAATACTTGTCGTAGCAGTAATTCTATCTGAAAGTTGCGTGATGTGAATCGGATTCCCTGAAATTCAATAATTGAAATAATTTGATGTTCTGCCTTAATATACTCTACAGGGACGACCTGTTTATTTTCATCAAATATTTTACACGAAAATGGCTGAATGTGTGTAAAATTACGGTTGGGTTCTAGATTCACACGAAGAAGGAAATTACCAGTTTTATATGCACGAATCGGTGACGTAAATGAGTTTTCAATATCTGTGCGGTCTAATTCTTGCGTAAACCATAAATGCCGTTTTTCGTAAAGTAAATCTATTGACCTTTTCTCTAAATTCGTTATCCATTCAGTGAATTCGGAATCTGGTTCAGAGGTAGTTAATAGTAAATCAATATGCGCTTTCTTTCCAGCGGTTATTACAATTCCTTGCTTTGACTGAGTTTTTGTCGTCTGAATATAGAGTGGTTGTTTGCTTTCACAATACGAATACCGTGTCATATATGACCCACCTGCAATATTATTTGGATGGGTCAGTCGTAGTTTGTCAAAATGAAATGTATCGTTTGGATGAAAAACATCCATTATATACAGCAAATCTAGAAAGCGTAATACGAATGGATAAATGAATTAGTATGACGCTATAAAAATAATACATTTAGAATACGAATCTCACTTGAAACCGTGACAAACGCCTAAATCCGTGCATCCTTCTTTTGCGATAAAATCGCCTAGATGATTTAGGATAATTGGAGCAGTTTGATTTGCAGCAGTTAAGCATAATGCTTGCACATTTTGAGGTAGAACTGTGCATATTTGGTCTAAATTATTTGTAACGAATGCAAGAACTTTAGGATTATGAAGAACCGTTTCATTTAATCCATTCGCAAGAAACATACACGCGTCGCATTCTAAATTGGATTTCATTATAATGGGAACTTCGTTTAATTTATGAATCGGGTATTCAGCTACGGTTTTATCTATTATCGGATGTGCATCGGATTTAATAATTGGAGATTCTGGTAGAATCAACATACCAAGAAGGATAAGGGTAAAAATCTTCATTTTATACAATATAATAAGTAAATTATTTCTATATCTAGTATATAAACTATATTTCCTATGCATCGTAAATCTAGTAGTAAACGTCGCGCATCTAGACGTAACAGCCAGAACCAGAACCAGAGCCAGAGCCAGAACCAGAGCCAGAACCAGAGCCAGAGCCAGAACCAGAACGGTGGTAGTGGAGAGTTCCAAGTAAGTCAAGAAACTCTTGCTCAAGCAGGAAGGATGGCGGAACAATTGTTGAAGGGTGCTATGGCACAAAATGGTAACGCACAGAAGGGTGGTAGTGCCGATGCTGCCGCCCCCGCTGCCGCCCTCGCTGCCGCCCCCGCTGCCGCTCCTCTTAATGACCCGCAATTACAAAGTGCAATGGCCGGTGGCGCTGTTGCAGGTGCTGTTGCCGGAGCAGAAGCTTACTCTTCACTTAAGGGGTCTGCTGTGTTGGGGGGTGGTCGTCGTCGCGGCCGTGGCCGTGGCCGTAAATCCACTCAGAAAGGAGGTATGGTTCCAGGATTGATGAGCGCCGTTGAAACTGCACTTGTTCCTTTAGGACTTTACCTTGGCCAGAAGGTCCTTCAGTCGCGCCGTTCATCCGGCAGCCGTTCTCTCGGAAAGTCGTTTGATTTTCGCAGCACATCTCGCCGCACTCGCCGTCGCAGGTAAGCGAAGCGAAGCGAATATAAACATAACTCAATGTATGTTTATATCTAAGTCATTTATACACAATGAACCCAACCTCTATTATGACGGCAAGTCACGCGACACCGCCCACACTTGAATCCAAAATTAAACGATGGATTGAATTGGATAATAAAATAAAAGAGACTTCCGACGAAGTCCGAGATATTCGGACCGAAAAGGCTGTCATCAATGATGAAATTTTAGAAATCGTTGAAGAGAAGAACCTCGGCAAAGCGACAGTGAATATCTCTGATGGAAAGTTGCGGTTTGTCACCGCGAAGCATACAATGCCATTAACATTGTCATACGTTGAAAAATGTCTAGGTGAGTTAATATCAAACAGTAAACAGGTTGACCAGATTATGACGTATATTAAAAACAACCGTGAGACCAAAACAACAATGGAAATCAAACGGGTGTATAATAAAAAATCAGGAACAGGAGGACCATCTACGAAATCCAGTGATGATGAAGATTCGGCATGATCTCTCTAAACATCAATATATAAAGTTACAGCGTTCGCTAAAGAAACGAAATGATAATATATACTTATTTCAGTAGAGTCTTGTTGTATACATATTTTAATATTAATGAGTAAAGTAACTGATTTTTTTAACCCAGCAGAACATTTAGCCCTTTACTCAGATAAAAACGGAAATATGATTGGTGGTGGATATCAAATTAACAATATGTTATACCAACATAAAATGCCTTTATTTGTCTCTTACAATGAAGGTGCAATGACCGGAGGCAATGGCAATATCAAACACAGCAATGAAGAAGAGAATTCACATTTCATTCCTGAAAAGTTCAGCGACCTTTTTCGTGATTTAGCAGTCCCAGCGGGGTTGTTTATGATGCCATCGTTGTATCGTCCACGGCAATATGATACGTGTGTAACTGACACTGATGCGGGTCAAGAGTTAAAGCCAATAAATAAACTGGAGAGCGGCAGCGACAGTGACAGTGACAGCGACAGTGACAGCGATGACATACGAGAACGCAAGCCAGTTCCCAATGATATTTTTGATACACTGTTGTCGCTTGTTACACCGTCAGAGAAAATCCAACACGATGTTAAAACACGTCGTCGTGGTAAAAATGGACGCAAAAATAAAGAACGAACACGAAAAGGAAAAATATAATAAATAATACTACGCGTATGTGGTTGTATTATTTATGGAATGGAATGGAATGGAATTATAATGCGATTTCGGTGATTTTCATACACGCATCATATGGTTGGCCATAAAACTGAACCGGGTCAGTGCTTGTGCTATAAAATATAATTGCGATTGTTCGGTTTGATAATGCATTATTTGCAATACCTCCACAAATTGGAAACAATGTTCCACTACGTGTTCCTCCACCAAGTACATTCGCATACGCTTGCTGTCGTATGGCAATCATCGTCGTTCCGTCTATCAAAATTCTTGACTCAAACACGTCGTTATTGTCACCCGTTATTCTATACAATGCAGAATAATCTACGATAATTCTTGAGTTATTGGATTTTGGTGTGTATGTATATGATGCGACAGTATATGTTCCGTTTGAAACCGCATCACTTCTTTGATTCATTTGCGCAGATTCTAAAAACACCGTATTTATCGTCTGCCCAGTTGTCCATCTCGTCGGATTTACTGAACCAGATACATCCAAACGCACATTGTTGTATATAAGTCCAGGCTGTGCGACAACAACATTCTTCACACCATTGGAAGTAATGACTGCATTTTCAGTAGGCGTGGCAACATACGTCACCGGGTAATCTTTATGTGAAAGTGGTTCCATCCACATTGAATAATTGTTGGTATTTTGCGTATTGGCGTTAATTGCGCGACCACGCACTTTATTCATTGAAAGAGATGACATTACGAAGGATATAATTACTAAATATATACTAGATAAATACTAAATATATACTAGATAAATACTAAAAAATTACAATAGAGACCACGCACCCTTATTGAACGGTGCGATGACGATGTCATTGATTTTGCCTTTCATTTCTTGGACACGCGCCTCGTGAAGTGGGTCAATCATTTTACCCGCCTCGTAATTCTGAATACTTGCCATTAGTTTGGATGACGCAGGGTTCATATCTGGTTTGGGGCCATAGCAATTCACACCAGCTTTCATACTTGCATTATCTATATATCCACCATTGATACCGGGGCGTCCGCAACTATTTTTCTTCGCAGGGTTGGTGCTCTTTTGAAGTTCTTCCCACGTAGATTTCTGAGTAGGGTAAAGTATCATCTGATTGTCTGACCAGCCATATGAACACCACTCCGCACCGGATTTATGCGCTTCTTCTAGTTGGTCGATATTCGCAAGCTGTGCTCCATACGCTTGGCATAACGCCTTTGCATTGTCATAATCATATACACTTGCCGGAATATGGAACACTTGTTTTCTCATTTTGAGAGATGGACCGGCGCCTAAATCGTCCGAATCACCAGGCGGCACATTTTGAGAGATTGTAATCTGTGGTTTTGTAGAAAGGAGATTCGTTATCTCAGTTGTAATATTTGTATTGAAGAAATACTGAAATCCGTTAAGAAGAATAATAACAATGAAAATCGCCCATAGGAATATTTCTAGAATAGAAATATCGGCGAATAACACGTTTTCGCGATTATCGTTTTCTGAACCGCCACCAGCTAAAGCATTTACTATAAAATATGCCATAAAAATAACAAAGCAAAAGATAAGTATCGACCGTATATTGATGAATTGTGTCATTTGACCATCCATCCAATCAAAAATACCACTGACTTCACTTAAACCAACCTTGATTGGTGATGACGACGATGACGGCGACGATGACGGCGACGATGACGGCGACGATGACGGCGACGGCGAATTGGACATTTGTGTGGATGAAATTTATAGAATGAAATATACTATATATTGTTGGTATAATATGTTTATTGCGCCGGCGCTTGTCGTTTGCGATAAAATAAACAATACGGAATATTACTTGTTATTGTATCTCCTTTTATTTCGGTCTCTTTCACCGTTTCATCGTTAAATGTATACCAGGTATTGCTCGCAGTGCATATCGTAGCAGTATAATGTCCGTATTTACTATCACCCCCGTGATGATTACATACCGCATATAAATCATAGATGTAACTGTCGCGTTTGTATCCATTTACAAATGAACTTAAGTTCAAGTTTCGGACAGGAATCTCCACCGGTATAGTTATTTTGACCGGACCCTTTTGTGTGTATTGCACGCGTTTCAAGTCAATGATCATAATGTTTGGGAGGCTCCAATACTTCACGCTACGTTGGACTTTTTGGTATTTCCCGGTCTTTTCGTTAAACCACGCATTCGGTCCTTCCATTACTTCACTGGCACAATAATGGCTAAAACAGTCCATCAAACTTGGAATACGTGTTTTGTTTGTTCCGGGTATTTCAACAATTGGTATAGATAACGAAATAATAGAGAATGGTTCTGGAGATATACTCACTACGGTATCGTTTCTATTCAAGTTCGCATCATTTTCTACGTCACTTACATCCGTAATGATTGTCATTTGTATACCATAGAATAAATTCAACATTTCCGAATAATTATTTGTGTATATCTGCTTCATCATTTCATAGCATTTTTGCCCGATGATGTCCTTATCATTATTTACATTACCCGTAATTGTCATATTCACCTCTCGCGATAGTGCAATATGAAACGAATCCAATAAAAATACAAGAAACTCCTGGACATCATTTTGCGAATATTGTGTAAATATTTCTTGGTTTTTCAAACGCGCGATTTGTTTGATAGATGCCATAAACCCGCCAGGTGATACAATACAATTCTCACTCCACATCAATGTGCGGAGTTTATCCCATTCTATCAATAATACCGCGTCTGGTTTCTTCGTAAGGCGTTTTTTATATTTTTCGTCGTTTAAAAAACGGTTCAATTCATACGTATGAGAGAGTGCTTGAAGGCACGAATTCACGAAACACGTATTTCCCAAGTTTACAAGTCCGGTGATTCCTTTATGTAAGAAATCTGGAAATCTATCACCCATCGCACGAAAATGAAAAGTCTTTGCATAGTATTCTGTTTTTACGTTTAAGTAATAAATTGATTATAATTTCAAGCATATAACGTTATGT